GCAGGCGTGATTTATGGGACAACAACCACTGGCGGTTCAGCGGCCGCAGATTTTTCACTTGGAAACGCTGCTTCAGCAAATACTGTCTACAAATCTGCATATGCTTTTAAGGCTAATGATTTTGCAGGCACTCTTAACGGTGGAACTGTCCAAACAGACACATCTGGAACACCGCCTACGTCTTTGACAAAACTTTGGCTGGGTAACAATCCAAACAATGACTATTTGAACGGTTATTTGCGTCGTGTTGCATACTATCCACGCCGCCTGACCAACGCAGAGTTGCAAGCATTGACCGCATAAGGAACACATAATGGAATACTTAAACATTCTAACGCCTCCTGCAAAGCCTTTGTTCAATGACTACTACTGTAAGTTTGCTTCTGAAGAAGCTGCTAACAGTGCTCTGGTTTCTGCTGGTGTATTGGCTCACGTAGATGCTTGGCTGGATGAAGAAGGTAATGTGCTGACTCCTGCTGGCTTTGCTTCTGCTAATGGTGCATCAGTGGACGTTATCGGTCAGATCTTTAAGCCCACTGGCGAGACACAGCAGACTGACTTTGGTACTGTGCCTGTTATGGCTGCTGTTGATGGTTGGCACGTTAATGTGCGTAGCTCCACAGAAGTAGCTGCACTGAAACAATACGATGTTGCTCCTGCAACGCCTGCACGGGTGTGGGCCTAAATGGAAGACGTAAGCCACAAAGAAATCTATGATCGCCTTGTTCAGGTTGAACAGAAGGTGGACAAGATTGACACCAACACCAAAGACATGGTAAATGCCTTTAATGCTGCCTCTGGTGCATTTACGGTGTTGGAGTGGCTTGCTAAGGCTGTGAAGCCTATTATCATCCTTGTTGCTTTTGTAGGGGCTATTTATGCCGCTGTAGAGCATAAGATCACTCACTAAGGAACTAACATGATGTCTAAAGGCCAAAAGAAGATCGGTAAGGTTATGGGAGAGTACAAAGAAGGTACTCTGCATAGCGGTAAGGGTGGCCCTGTGGTAAAGAATCGTAAACAGGCTATTGCTATTGCCATGAGTGAGGCTAATATGCCTATGCGTGGTCAGCGCACTGCTAAGAACAAGAGCAAGAAGAAATGAGGCCAGTAACCGTTGGTTCTAACTTAGCGGCAGCTACCCCGACAGTTGTTTATACTGTTCCTAACGGGTATTACGCTAAGTGGAACCTACTGTATGCTTTGAACGGTACTGGTTCTACAAAGCATCTTACGGTGACTTGGAGAGATGCTAGTGCTGGTGTTGACATTAACATTCTGTATCAATATAGCATCAGTTCCAAAGAGTTTCTAAAGATTGACGGTGGTGCTTATATGGTGATGGAAGAAGGTGATTATATTACCGTTACTTCAGAGTCTGGAAGCTCTTTCACCACAATCTGTACATTTGAAGTAGATAAGAAAGCAGTTGTATGACTTATTTAGAACTTGTTAACGATGTTCTGACAAGGCTCCGTGAGCCTACTGTCACGTCTGTGAATCAGAACACCTTGTCTACTTTGATTGGTAAGTTTATCAATGATGCCAAGAGTCAAGTAGAAGCAGCATACAGTTGGAATGCTTTGATGGATGACATCAGCATTACCACTAATTCTACAGACTATAAGTATGCTTTGTCGGTTAATACCAAATACAAGATCGACCAGATCCTTAACCTGACTAAAAACATTGAAGTAACCAATAAACCTCGTAACTGGATGGTTAAGCATCAGAACCTCGGTAACGTGGTTAATGCAGTCCCTAGTTATTATTGCATTGATGGCTCTGATGCCTCAGGTAATCCTTTGTTGTCTCTCTATCCCAAGCCTGACGGTATTTACAATCTGACAGTGTTTGCCACCAATCCTCAGGATCCCTTGAGTGCCTCCACTGATGTTCTCTTGGTTCCTTCAGAGCCTGTGATCCTTGGTGCTTTTGCTCGTGCTCTGGTGGAGCGTGGTGAAGATGGCGGATTGAACAGCTCAGAAGCGTATGCTTTGTATCGTACTGCTTTGAGTGACGCTATCGCTATTGAGTCTGCTACTGTGGTGGAAGAGTCTGAATGGGTGGCTGTCTAAATGAGTCAAACAATCCAAACCTTTAGCATCACAGCTCCAGGCTTTTATGGGTTAAACACCCAGGATAGCTCTTTGGACTTAGCTTCAGGCTTTGCTCTTGTGGCTAACAACTGCGTTATTGACAAATATGGTCGAGTAGGTGCACGTAAGGGTTGGGTTCCTCTGCATAATACAACCGATTATTCCCTAGAACTTGACTTTGTTGACAATACTTACGGTACGGATACCTCCTCTGGTTTGGGAACTAATGAAGTTAAAGCTATCGGGGAACTGATTACCTCCGGTGGAACCTCTTATGTCATTGCAGCAGGTAACAATAAACTCTATAAGCTTGATTCAGGCGTCCTTACTGAACTGACCTACGGTGGTGGCGGTACAGCTCCTACGATCACAGATAGTCATTGGCAGATTGCTTCTCTGAATGGTACGCTTTACTTCTTCCAATCAGGGCATGATCCTTTGGTATTCGCTCCAGGAACGTCTACAACGACTTATAGGCGTCTTTCTGAGGTGTCTGGATACAGCGGTACGGTGCAGTCCTCTAACTGCGTCCTGAGCGCTTATGGGCGCCTCTGGAACGCTAATACAAGCACCAACAAGGTAACTGTTCAATGGTCTGACATTCTTGCTGGTCAAGTGTATGCCACAGGCAGTGCTGGAACGTTGGATGTAACCAATGTATGGCCTAAGAACAGTGACAACATTGTGGCTCTAGGTGCTCACAACGGCTTCTTGTTTATCTTCGGTCGTAACAACATCTTGGTGTATCAGAACGCTTCTGATCCCTCGGCTATGAGCCTGTATGACGTGATTACAGGGATTGGTTGTGAGGCTAGGGACAGTGTTTGTAACACAGGTACGGACATTATCTTCTTGTCTTCCACAGGTGTTCGTAGTATTCTGAGGACAATCCAGGAGAAGTCTGCTCCTTTCCGTGACTTGAGCAAGAATGTTCGTGATGACCTTCTAGTTGTTGTCGCTGGAGCTAACACAACGACCATTAAAGCAGTCTATTCCCCTTTGGATGCTTTCTATCTGTTGTCCTTCCCTTCTTCGTCTGCTTTGTTCTGCTTTGATATGCGTACTCAGTTGCCTGACGGAGCAGCCAGAGCAACCACTTGGGACTCATTGATCCCCGCCTCTTTCACTGTTAAATCTGACGGTACTTTGTTGCTAGGCGTTAGTGGGTATATTGCTGAATATGGAGATTACACGGATAACGGATCTTCTTATTTGTTCCAGTATTACACCAATAACACTGACTTTGGTGCTCCATCTGTCACCAGCATCCTTAAGAAACTCTCTGCTGTAATTATTGGCGGCTCTAACCAAGATATGGTCTTTAAGTGGGGATATGACTTCACTGGAGATTATCAGGCATCCAGCGCTAATATTCCTCTTCAAGGTGTTGCATACTACGGAATATCCGAATATAATATTGCACAATATGCAGGTGGAACAGCGTTGCAGACTTTGGCTGTTTATCCTAACGGTTCAGGTAAAGTTGTGCAGACAGGCTATGAGACAGAAATCTATGGTTCTGCTCTAAGTATTCAAAAGATTGAAATTCAAGCAAAGAATGGAAAGGTAGTGTAATGTCAAACTACGTAAAGACCACTAACTTCACAAGCAAGGACTCTCTTGCTTCTGGAAACCCGCTAAAGATTGTTAAAGGTGCGGAGTTCGATGTAGAGTTTAACGCAATCGCTACCGCTGTTGCCTCTAAAGCTGACCTACAGTCCCCTACGTTTACAGGTACTCCTGTGGCTCCTACGGCCTCAGCAGGTACTAACAACACGCAGATTGCTACCACTGCTTATGCAGACGCTGCTGCCGCTGCTGTGCCTAACTACCTGGATACGACTCGTATTGATGTCGCTAGTGCTTCAACGATTAACCTGACCACCAGTGCTCCTAACACTCGTCATATTAACATTACAGGTACGACTACTATTACAGGTTTCACTGTAGCAGCAGGTAAGACCTACTTTGTACGTTTTGATAACTCCTTGACGATCACCAATGGTGCTTCCTTGGTGACTCAGCTTGGTCGTAACATTGTCACTGTTGCTGGAGATACCTGTATCATTCGTGCTACTGCTGCTAACACGGTAGAAATACTGGATTATGTGCCTGTAACCCCTGACAAACAGGTTCAGAACATTACTGTTGCTCTTGCTTCAGGTGCATTGACAGCTACTCTCAATCCTACTCGTCTTGATTTCCGTTCAACCACCGTCACAAGCGGTGCGCCTAATACACGGTATCTTCAGACTGCTGCTTCAGTGACTGCTCCTAGCGGAGCTACGTTGGGTACAACCAGCGGAGTGGCAAGTAAGTTGGCTGTTTTGGCTATTGACAATGCTGGCACGATTGAGGTTGCTATTGTTAATACTGCTGGTACGGTTGTTCTTGATGAATCCACGCTAATTAGCACCACAGCGATTGATACTGCTGCTGACAGCGCTAACGTGGTTTATTCAACCACTGCACGTACTAACGTCCCCTTCCGAGTGGTTGGTTACATTACTTCTACTCAGACCACGGCAGGATCATGGGCAGTTACTCCTAGTAACGTGTCTGGTGCTTTCCAGAGTAACCTTCCTGTTGTCATTCCTGACGCTGGTGTGACTGCTGCAAAGCTTAGCGGCGCTCAAACAGGTACAGCTCCTGTTTATGGATATCGTGCTTGGGTTGTCTTTGATGGCACTAATTCTGTTGGAACAAACTGTACCATTGCTGGTAGCGGTAACGTCACTTCTGTGTACAAGAATGCTGCTGGAGACTATACTGTAACCTTCTCCACTGCTCTTCCGTCATCTACTTATGCTATCGCAGGTTCTGCTTTGGATACAGCAGGCTCAGGTGGTACGTCTGTTTGGTATTCAAACTCAACCGCATCGACTACTGCTGCATGTAGGGTTTTCTTCTACAACAGCGTGTATGGTGGTGTGTCTGTGGCAAAGATGTGTGTTTCCTTCATTTGCTAATATGATTACTCATCACTTCTCAGACGGTCTATACGCCAAGGAAACTTATATTCCTGAGGGTCAAATGCTAATGCAACATAAGCACAGCTATGCTCACTTGAGCATCCTTGCTAAGGGCAAGGTAGTTGTTCTTGTTGATGATGAAACGAAGATTGTTGAAGCTCCAGCTTGCTTGGAGATTGTTGCTGGTAAGCACCACGCTGTTAAAGCTTTGACTGATTGTGTTTGGTTTTGTATTCACGCCACTGACGAGACTGATCCGTCTAAGGTTGATGAAGTCCTAATTAGTAAAGGGGAATAATATGGCATGGATACCAATCGCCGCTACGGTGGCAGGTAGTCTTCTTAGTGGTAACTCCGCTGCACGAGCAGCTCAAACGTCTGCTGATGCTCAAATTGAAGCAGGTAGACAAGCTGCTGAAGCTGCTCGTTTCCGTCCGGTAGGTATTACTACTCGGTTTGGTTCTAGTAACTTTCAGTTTGATCCTCAAGGTTATCTGACCGGAGCAAGCTACAACGTATCCCCTGAGCTTCGTGCTTATCAAGATCGTTTGATGGGTCTTGCTGGTCAAGGACTCACTCAAGCAGAACAAGCTCAGGCTCAGTATGCTCCTTTGACAGGAGCTGCTAGTGGTTTGTTTAACCTTGGTCAACAGTATCTGGCTCAGTCTCCTGAGCAGGTGGCTCAAGACTATATCACCCGACAGCAGGCTTTGTTGGCTCCTGGGCGTGAGCGTGAGAGCGCTGCCTTAGCCACTCGCTTGCAGAACACTGGTCGTGGTGGTCTAGCAATCGCTCAAGGCGGTGGCTTGCAAGCTGCTAACCCTGAAGCAGCAGCATTGGCTAATGCCCGTGCTATGCAGGATCTTCAGTTGGCTGCACAAGCTAACCAAGCAGGTCAGCAACAGGTTCAGTTCGGTCAAGGACTCTTTGGTGCTGGTGCTGGTTTGTTGGGTAACTACTATGCTGGTCAGAATGCTGCCTTGGCTCCGTTCCAATCAACGCTGGGCTTGACTGGTACAATTGAGAACCTGGGACAGTCTCCGCTGGACATTGGTGCTCAGTTGGGCGGTCGTAGCGCTACCGCAGGTGCTCAGGCCGGTCAAGCGCTGCTGTCAAGCGGTATCAATGCTGCCCGTACTTTACAGCCTGCACAGGCATACAGTCCCTTTGGTTCTTTGTTATCAGGTTTTGGAAACAATCCTCAACTCTCACAAGGAATTGCTAACTGGTGGAATCAACCTACCAGCTTTGGTTCTAACTTAGATGCTTTCTATCGTGGTACTGGCGGATCTGGAGAT